TTTTAACCCGGTAAATGAAAAAATAGGCTACAGGCTTGTCACAGCCGTTATTATGTGTTTTAGTGTCCTGGTCTATATGAATAAACCCGCTACCGGAAGATATTTTCAGCGGCATTGTTTTAGGGTATTTCTCGTTCAGCTCCTTTACCTTTGCTTCCAGTTCAGTTTTAAAAGCATCAAAGGAAATTTTATCAGGGCAAAGCGTATTACCAAACTGGTTTGCAAATTCCGCCATTTCAGCACATTTTCGATTCTGTGGCTTATATTCGTTAAGCTCAATAAAATAAGATGTCATTTTCGGCCTCCTTTCTGTACCTTCTTTGCCCGGTACACACAAACAACTGCACCGATAACAGCCGGCGGAAAGATAAAGGTAAGACAGAACCAGGCAATAGCAGATAAGTAATAAGCATCAGAAGACGAATTTACGGGACAATCTTTTTCCAGTTCCTGAAAATAACGATGTTGGATTGTGTTTACGTCCGTGCTACCAGTACGGAACGAAGGTACATAGCTTGTACCGGTTTGAAATTCTTTTTCCATAATGATGTGTAATTTTGACTTATAGACATGGGAAAGGCGGTTACCATTTCCTCTGTTCGTCAAAACTACACATCACTTACCGTCCGAAAAGCCGGGTTAAAAATGTAACGAGGAAAGGCACCGCCTTATATTAAACAAGCACTTATCGGGCACAAAAAAAAGGCCCGTTGTTTATTCGAACCAATAACCGAGGTTCATCGGATCACCTAAGTGATGGGTAATTTTGACAGGGGCAAATGTCGGTATTAAATTCTGAACAAAAAAAAAAAAACGTTAATAAAAGTTTATCAGGAAAGAAAATTTCTCGACTCTACGATTCGTTACTTCGTAACAAAAAACGCCCACCTGATTAAGGGTGAGCGTTACACACTATAATTAATATTCTATTTGTCTTTTAAATTAATTCCCTCTTTTATCTGTTCATCAGAAGTTACCTTTTTACAAAGAATATAGTGATAAACAGGGTCTTTGCTCATTCCTTGTGTAGGTGTAACCGGATAAGCCAGTATTAGTTCCCAACCCAATTTAGCCAAATAGTTAACGGCGTCTATCATTGAATTAAAATTCATCTTTTCACCGTTTTCATCTACTAAAAAACGAGCATTTGGTGTTGCCCATTTTGCCTTCTGGCCGAAATCTACTTCTATTTTTACTTTTGTACCGGTTATATTTCCAGTACCCACGATTTCACAATAAGCCTTATACGGTTCTTGTGCAATGGCTGCCATTGTTAGTATGGCCAATACAATAACTAAAAAAAATCTTTTCATATCAGTAACTTAAAATTAGTGTGTACTTTAGTTTGTACCACCCGTAAGTCCTGACGGTATATATGCAGTGTAATTTTGACGATTGCAAAAGTACTTAAATATATACATTTATAAAAAATATTACCCCAAAATCAATCAAAAATGAAAGGTAACCGCCCCAAAATACACGGTAATTCACCCAAAAATGGGCAAAAAATGAAGCAAAAACGCATAAAAAACGCACTTTTTCGCGTAAAATTTTGGTCTAAATGCAGATAAACGACTGAAAAACAGTCAAAAACCGGAGAAAATTTCAAAAACTAAAAAAATGACACCTTCCGAAGACCGAGCCGCTCAGAAGTCGGAAAGCAGTTGCCCTCCCCCTAAAAGGTGAAATATGA